AATCAAGTAGACTATCATTATATCCCACTTATTTTCTTAGAGTCTTTTAACTCGCCCGCACTGGTACTGCGAATAGGTAATCATACTATCAAGATGCCCGTAGATTGGCAAATTCTTATTGGCGAACCCGATCATGGTGATTTAGAAACACTACCACTTACCAGCATTAATGACCGGGGTTTCAATGTGTTTGAATTCAATCCTCTAAGTGCGTTTAGTCCTAGTTTCTTACCCATAGAAATCTTAGATGTGTATCACGATGTAACTTGGTATGCACCTAGATTAAAGAATGGTCAATTCTTATGCGTACCTATTAGTGATGGCATTAGGCCCAAGTGCGTTTACTTTGTTAAAGAGATTAGCAGGAATTGTGAGTTGATTGATTACAGACAGGCATTCTAATGGCAAAAGAAAAAGTATCAGCAGATGAAAAATTTGAAAAGCAAGACTTTGACTTGTTTGAGTCATTGGTCGCTTTAGATAAAAAGGACTATGGCTGGTACGATAGACTAACTTCAGACCAAAAGAAAAAGTTCGTTCCCTATATGTTGTTACACTGGATGAGTGCGATTAAGGGATCACCAGAGTTACAAGGATATTATTTGCGTAGTGTAGATTACTATGCGAATAGACATATGTTTAATGAACATGTACAGCGGCATCCCAAACTACAATGGTTGATGTTGTGTGCGGCAAGCCCAGGATTAGGTAAACAATATCATCAATGGATACCCCATCTCAGCAGTAAAGTAACTCAGCTAAAAGAACCAGCAAAAGTAAAAGATATCAAAGAATACTTTAAGAAGATTTACCCAAAAACAAATGACGCTACTATCAATGAATATGCCGAAGCATTTGTAGCAGATCATAAAAAGAAATGTTATTTGGCTAAAGTTTATCCAAATTTAAGTATCACTGATATTGAAACTCTAAGTCAAATAGTGACAGAAGATGATATTACAAAATACGAAAGAGATAATGGCAACGGATAATACAGAATCAGGATGTGAATTCTGTAGTAGAAAATTTAAAAGACCTTCTACTCTACTTTCCCATATATGTGAGTATAAACACCGTTGGTTGGAACGAGATAGGCCTAGCAATAGGATAGGCTTTCAATCTTGGTTACAATTCTATAGTAAAAACTCTACATCTAAAAAGAATCGCACTTATGAAGAATTTATTCGTAGTCCATATTATACTGGGTTTATAAAGTTTGGACTACATTGTGTAGAAATCAAAGCGTTAAATATAAGTAGATATGTAGATTGGTTACTAAAGAATCAAATTAAGTTAGATACTTGGAATACTGATACGGTATATACTAAGTTTTTAATTGAATATCTACGAACAGAAGATCCTCTTGACGCTATTGCCAGAAGTGTAGAAACTACCATAGAATTAGCAGAAGCAGAAAAAATCAATCATAATGATTATATTAGATATGGCAATGTAAATAGGATTTGCTATAATATTACTACAGGTAATATTAGTCCATGGTTACTGTATCACAGTGAAAGTGGTGTTAAGTTTTTAGGAAACTTAGATCCTATTCAAGTAAAGATGATTATTGATTATATTAATCCTGAACTGTGGGCTATTAAATTTAAGCGCGAACCCGATCAAGTGAAACAAGTTAAAGAGTTATTGTCTCAAGCTAAGTATTAATATGAGATTTGTTCCCTTCCACTGGCATGTTAGAGTATACGGTCTTGTGATATGTGATCCAACTTGGTGGGTAGACAATGAAGAAGAAATACATGCTTGGATGGATGAACACATAGCTGGTGGATCATCTTGCCAATTAGGTATGACGATACAATTTAAGAGTGACCAAGATCAGCTATTGTTTCTTTTAAGATGGGAATAAAAATGATGAATTATGACTACTTACGTTTACATGTAGGTCGAAAGTTTGGAAGTATTTTTTCTGACATAATAAACACATATTTTTTAGATACTGGAGTGAATGAGTCTACATTTAAGCTTCAAGCTTTTAATTCTTATATTGAAGAACATTATGGTATTAGACTTTTCAATGATATAACTATTCCTGCCCGGGGAAGAAATATTGCTGTTGATGATATCATTATATTAGATGAACAAAAATATTTGCTCTTTTTATTACGGAAATAATGTGGATCACAATTTTATTTGGGCTGCTCTTAAGTTAATAAGAAGAGAATATCTTACCGACCCCTGTTACGCACATGAGTCACAATTTGACGCATATCGTTTTGAAGAGTATGTACAGGATAAATATGGCATTGAAATGAAAATAGGAAGAAGAGGTTATCGAATAGTAGATGAATCAAAATATACATACTTTTTACTTAAATTCCAATAGTGAACAAAATTACTTTTGATCAAGAGCATTATCATATTGTCCCACTCATGGAAGCATGGTGCAAAGAACAGTTTGGTCCAGGCACTTGGATATTTGTTTCTTCCCTACATTCTTTAGGTTGGACAAGTGAAGCTATATGGCAAGGGTTAGACGCTTATGCTTGGGCTATACACTATGATTTTGGAAGCGCGACCTTTATCTTTAAAAAAGACGAACACTATGAATGGTTCGCACTGAGATGGGGTTAGTAGATGGATTGGGGTAAAAGCAAATTAAACATAGAAGAAACAAAGTACGCTGATTATATTGACAAGCGCAGAAAGTATTGGGAATCTTTAAGAAAGATTAGAGAAGAATATTCAGAAGCAAAAGGAAACCAAAGGTTTGAAGGTACTGAATTTGAGCTATTCATGGAAGAAACATATGGTATAAGATTGGTATATTATGAGGGTAATATAGCTGGAACTTATGATATAGTTGATGAACAAAAACATCTTATCTACTTGTTAAAATTCACATAAGCCCAAATCTATTGATAAAAATAAAAACTAATGCTATACTATAAGATAATATTTCTAGGAACTTGGATACAATGATTATTTATTTGGATATCGATGATGTAGTAGCTGATTGGACTGGCGCTGCAAGCACTTATTTGGGTATTGACTTAACTAAAGAAAACGAGCGATTACCCGAATCACAGTGGGACATCTTAAAACAATTTGGTAGATTTTATCGCAACTTGCCTCTTAAAGAAGGTGCTGACGAATTGGCTACTTGGTGTCAACGGTATTGTATTAAAACTGGAGCGGAGCTACGATTTTTAACAGCACTGCCAAGTCAAAACGATATGCCATGGGCCATACAAGATAAAATATGGTGGGCAGCAGATCATTTCCCTAACATACCAGTATTCATTGGTCCTTATAGTGGTGACAAATGGAAACATTGCCAGATAGGTGATGTATTGATTGATGATAGGGAGAGTAATTGTAGTGATTGGGCTAAAGCAGGCGGCTTGGCTCATGTATATAGAAATTGGGAACAGTGCCAGCATTGGCTAAAAAATACATTACCAGGAGCAGAATAATGGCAGCAGACCATGTTATGATTGATATTGAAAGTTTAGATACAAGCCCCGATTGTGTAATTCTTACGATCGGTGCAGTTCTATTTGATCCCAAAGGTATGGGCATCGCTGATAAGTTAGAACTTAGGCCCGTGATAGATGAACAAACTGAAAAGTTTAGTCGCACTATCAGTGACGCTACTATCAAATGGTGGAGTACACAAAGCCCTGAGGCTATAGAAGAAGCTATGGGAGATCAAGGCCGTGAAAGTTTAAGAACCTGCATGGAGAGATTACATAAATTTTGTTGGAATCGTAAAGCAATATGGTCACATGGTGCTCCGTTTGACGTAGTAGCTATGGAATCAGCGTACCGACAACTTGAAATGAATATCCCATGGCAGTATTGGACAGTTAGAGATACCCGCACACTGTTCGACGTTACGGGAGTTAGCTTGAAAGATGGCGGTCATGTAACGACACACAAAGCGGTAGAAGATGCAGAACGTCAGGCTATTGTAGTGCAAAATGCTTATCGTAAGTTGATTAAAGCTGGTGTAGTTGCTCCATGAAATTAAAAGGGGATATTGATATTGATTTTGGGTCAAGAGATGACCTATTAAAATTAATCACTCATACACCAGCATCAATGCGTAAGGTTAAACCCGTTCGCAAACATGCTACTGGAGTATATGTTACTGATATCCCATATGATCCAATTAACGATATGGCTGCAATAGATTATGCCGATGCAGAAGATAGGGGTTATTTTAAATTAGACTTACTAAATGTGTATGTATATTCACAAGTTAAAAACGAACAGCACTTGATATCGCTGATGCGAGAACCTAACTGGAATCTTTTATTAGATAGAAAATTTGTAGGGAAACTGGTTCATCTGAATAATCATTATCAGTCTATTAAAAGAATGCCAGAACCTATCAATAGTATTCCCAGATTAGCTATGTTTTTAGCATTGATTCGACCATCCAAAAAACATTTAATTGGTGAGTCTTGGCAAGAAGTAGCTAAGACTATATGGGACAAAGATGACGATGGTTACAGTTTTAAGCGTTCACATTCTTGTGCCTACGCACATTTAGTAGTAGTGCATATGAATTTATTAGAAGAACAAAATGTACCAGTTAGTACCTGAAACAGATCCCATTCTTAAAAAGAAAGCTGAACCTTGGCTTCCTGAGGACCTTTC